ATGACGGATTATCAGCCATACAGGAAAGGAACTGTGCTTGCCCCAACTGGGCCATGCAATCATCTTCATGTGATTTGTAATGATCCTGTTTATTACCCCGTTAACGATTGTTATTGTGTTTTAGTTGTTAATATTTCTAGTATCAAGGATGGTGTCCCCCACGATCCGTCTTGCGTCTTGAATTCTGGTGATCATCGCTTTATCAAGCATCCAAGTTATGTTGTTTACGCTGAAGCTATAATTTGGCGAGTGGATAACATGGTTAGAAAGCAGCGATCGGGTGAGATTTCTGTTCATGATGATATGCCAGAAGCTACATTCAATAGAATTCTGGACGGTTTTGATATCTCTGATGAAGTTACGCCAAAGAACCTTAAATTTAAAAATAAATATTGCGTATCATCTATTGATGATGAGTAAACAACAGGAATTGTTTCGGTATAACTTCAGGAGTTTTCTATGGAAGATCAAAAAGCAACCAAGCCACAGGTTAAGTTCGACACAATGAAAGCATTCGCAGGTATGGGTGCTGCTGTTGAAGTTCTGATGAAGGCTGCTCCTAATGCGTTCACTCACGCTACTGTCTCTGGTAAAGAGCAGCAGGGTAAGCTTCGTCGTCGCAAAGCAGCATGATCATAGCTGGTGCTTTTTGAAAACCCGCCTTTAGGCGGGTTTTTTATTTAGTGATGTTCTTTGCCCTTCTGTTTGCTTGTTCTGACCTGTTCCCACTCGATACGTCCTTCTTCTCGTCTTTTGTCTATGTATTCCGCAAGATCCTGAATATTGATGCAACGTTTTGCTTTTTGTGATGTGCCGATGCGATATGTTGGAACGGGCAACTTACAAGCGTTTGCTTTTGCTTCTGCCGTGGCTGGACTCATGCCAAAGTACTTTTGGCTAACTGCTGAGAGTTCAATGTTAGGGGTATTGAATTCAGCCATCAGTAAAAACAAGGTGTTCATAATTTTCTCCATCAAAACCGGCTGCACCCGGGAAAATCATAATTCTGTGCTGGTGGCAGGAATTAATTTCTGCCAGATAGCGGAAACATATTTTGCCTGATGACGGGCATCAGCCAGGGCGTTGTGCCGTTCGCCATCGAAAGGCATGTCCATTTTGGGGTCGAATCCGATGGAACGCCCAAGCGTAACGATCGTGCGTACATCGTGGTCATTCCAGTATGCCCACGGGCAGATTTGTCCTGCTCGCTCATAAGCTCCACGTAAAATTACGTTGTCGAAGGTGGCTCCGTTACCCCAGACTTTTAAATATTTCGTATTGTCTGCGTGCCGGTTAATGAAATGATTTAGTTCTGAGAGAGCATCGCTGATCGACAAAGTATCATCAATACAGATTGCAGCTCGTGCTTCAGGGCTTTGTTTCAACCACCACAGGATGGTATCGCCGTCAGGTGTAGCTCCTTGCCCCATAGCACTTTCCAGGCTAACAACCGTATAGAATTCTTGTCCGATGTCTCCGGTTTCTGGAGTGAAGAACACCGCGCCAATGGAAACGATCGGTGCATCCTTATTTTTCCCCATCGTCTCAAGGTCGATCATTAAGTTGTTCATCACTTCACCTCTTGTGATGGTTTTGCTGCAAAATACTCGATACCTTTATCCCAGATAGATTTTATGGTCGACCACGTGACTGGCACTTTAATTTCAATACGTCCGCTCCCGTCACAGGTATCGCAATCATCATCGCCAAAGCATTCCAGGCAGCTTATAAACGTAGTTTCTGAAAATTCACCGGATAGCGCCCCCTTAGCGCCGTTCTCGGCTGTTAGTCTCTTCGGCACCATAACCCAACCATCCGGAGTTACCGGAGAGTTGCCAGACAGTGCGTTCTGCAATCGTTCCAGCTTAACGTATTCCTGAACCCTGTTTCCGTCGCACGCCTGAAGCCATTGCACAGCCTTTTGCGCATCAGTGTGAAAGGCACAAGTGCGACCGTCATCAAATTGCATTTCGTAGAGGTCAGCAACCTGTTTAAACTGCGTTTGTGGCAACTTGTAAGCCTGGCTTGCAGGTACGGCACCATAGAGCATGGCAGCGCGGCAGGCGTTCCAGCCTTCATCAAAACCGACTATGCCATTATTTAAAGACGGACGAGCATCTGGCACCACCGGCACTGGCTTGGCTATATATAGCGGCTGAACATACCAGCCCTTTGATAACCAACTGTCAGCAATGTTTTTACTCCTGGTTATTGCCGGAATACCTAAGCCATTGTCTGAATGCAGCCATGCCACCGGATCCTCTTCCAGCGATGCCAGAGCAATTTCATAAGCACGGCGCTCAACATTGTCTCGCACGTCCATGCTGCTGATTCGTTCTTTGATTTCTTTAATCAGTTCTTTATCGGTAAATGTGGTCATTATGCTCCAGCCTCCGGTGCTTTTGGCATTACTGCCCAGTGAGTGATGTTGACGTTTTCAAGGTCCCCGACCTGAAATGTCCACTGCCATTCTCCGGTTTCTTTTTGCCCCCATGTATACCAGAGAGAACGCCAGCCAATCAGCCAGCCTTCTCCATTAGCATCAAATAACAGAACACTTTCATTCGCTGGCGGCAGTTCAGCTGACACTGGTATTACTTTGTTTTCCAGTGCTGCACATTTAGCTTCAAGCGCATCAAATTTACGCACCAGGTATTCAGCATCCGTTTCATTCACTTTCAGATCTCGCGGTACACATTTCCCGCGAAGAAATCCTTCCATTTCGAAAACATTCATGCGCATTTGCGTAACTCCGATAATTCGTTAAAGCGTTCCATAAACATCCCGTAGGCATGGCCTGGAGCCAGTGGAATCACGTTGAACATCTCTGTTGCCGGGATACCTTCCAGTACAGGCCAGAAAGAGCCATCATCAAGCCCGAGATCGCGGCGTTCGGTTGCCAGCATGATGAGATCGGCATATTTCACGGGCGTACTCATAACCGGTGGTAACCCGTATTTCTCACGGATTACGGCGTCTATTTTTTCTTCCATCCGTTTATAGTCAGGAAGAAGGCGTTTCAGTGGTGCGGGAATGTCCTGGCAATACGCTTCTGTTGCATCATGCATTAACGCTTCAAAAGCAAATTCCTGCGGCACCAGCTGGCTGCAAAGAACCGCATGTTGGGCGACGCTGTAGAAGTGCGAAAGATGACCGGCAAAGCGACAGATATTTGAAAGGGAAACCGCGATATCGTTAATATCGATGTCGTCTTTATTTATCCTGTCATAATAAAAATGCTTCCCAGAAAAAGTTTTGATAAATGACATTTTGTTCTCCACGTATATGCGCTGCACCGCGCTGAATTCTGGTAAAAAGAATCCCTCACCATCCGGCGATTATTGAGTAAATTACGTTTCCATAAATGCCCCCGCAGGGGCATTTGCAGTAATGAAATCAGGCGGTGAAAGTACCAATAAAGGTTTCTACTTTGCTGTCCTTGAATTTCTCAACAAGCAGATCACGAAATTCGTTAGCCATTTCTTCCTGCACCGCCTCCAGCTGAATAATGCGCAGAACCAGTACAGGACGATCGCCAGTGATAATGCTGAGGCGTAATTTAAACGGACGTTCTTTCAGACCTTCAAACGGAACGCATTTAAATTCAAATGCCACTGGCATAATGTCTTTGGTCTTCGCTTCGACAGACTCCATCAGGGAGCGTTTGCCGCTGAAGTCATTGTCTTCAAAATCAGCGGTCTGGTTCGCTTCAATTGTGATTTTACGGATCGCCGCAGCCGCTTTGGTTGCCTGAATGGCGTCACCATTAGCATCAAAGCCCACAAGGTAGTCTGCCCAGTCTTCAATCCATTCTGCCAGTGACTTCTGGGAGTTACGCTCGCCATTAACAGACAACAGAGCAGAGAACGGTGCTGTCTTTTTCAGTTTGAGAGTGGCGGTGTTATCTGCGTGACCTGGTTCATCAATAGTACCCAGGTTAAGCACACTGACGGCTCGCATATTATCGGCATCGATAAAGCAGCGGGTGCCTTCATCTGCAAGATCTTTAGAATAACGGGTAAAGTCATCGATGCTGGCAGTGGAAAGTGCACCACGGAAACGGAAACGATTTAAATTAAATTTTTCCAGATCATGAATGCGGAAATTCTCAGGCAATGCCACAGCATCGGCACCAATCTTACTGATAATTTCATTAACACCCTGAGCAGAAATAAGGGCATGGATTTGATTAATTGCGGTTGAGTCTAAGTTCTGAGACATAATAAGTCCTCACTATATTAAGATATTCAGTGATGAGATAAATAATCAGTTAATTAAGAACGATATTAATGACCTGCTGCGCGGAGTTTTCCGTCAGGTTCACCGGCAAGAGTCAGTAATTGTCCCTGGTCTTCCTGCAGAATAGTCAGGCGACCACCGCGATTGACATACATCGGCGTTTCGGTGGTGTCTTCTTCGGAAATTTTCCCGCGGTTAGTCGGGCGAACATATGAGAGTTTGTGTTTGATTTTCACACGGTTCTCATCAAATGGTTCGATTTCCAGGTTGAGTGAGACCTTACCTTTGGTTTTCGTGTTCATCACACCGGAAGCGACTTCACTGAGAACTGCGCCGATTTTGGTTTCAAATACGCCGCCGTCCAGCTCCCCGATAAATTCCTGCACGTTGGTACTGCGTTCGCTAGCCATTTTGCTGCTCCTCATCATATCGACCCTGCAAGGTCGGTTGGTTTCTCCACAAAACAGAGAAGAACACCTGCGGTGGTAGCCGCCCGGATGGATTGGGTTATGAGCCAGTCGTCCGGTGATGCTCTTCTCTGTTTTGTAAAAAGAGCGGTACCAGCCGGAAGCAAGTGTACAAACTGGTACCGCCAAAGCAGTGGCTGTTGTGGTGTGGTTGTCACTCAGGCGTATGGTCAACCTGACAATCCGGTGTCCTCAACGGGGAAAGAGTAACCCCGCCATACTTACCGCCGCGCCATTTCGCGGATTACCACAACGCTGAGAGCACTTAGCCAGTTACGGCACCACACTTTGTCGAGGTTCCATAAATGCCCTCATCGTTGCACCCTGGTCTCTTCCCAGGCGTCAAACCGAATCGCCACGCTGGTTAGGCGTCTTATCAGCATCCTCATTGACTTGCACATTCCGGCTACCTGGTTTGTTTGCCCGAGCAAGGAGTGGATTGTCCCCTTTAACGTCCCCAGACCGCTAACGACGCATGTGCCATACGCCGTGTTACAACCAAATTTTGTCAGGACCTTGTTTGTTGGTCTGGAAAGAAAGATAAAATGAAATTGCGTAACGTGCAAGTATTTTATTGCGAGATATGCAATAGCGTGAGTAATGAAAAGCCACCTTCTGGTGGCTAATTGATGTTGAGGTAGGGGGTTAATTGTGTCGCTTAAGGGTTTGTGACTGACTGATTAAGACCTTTCCAAAGACCATAAACCGGTGTTCGTTTTCGCTGGTAATTCCCCATTCGCGGTAAATCTGATTATCAGAAATTACCAGCAGTTTATCAGGTATCATTTGCAGTCGTTTGACGTAAATTTTATCATCAAAACCAAATACATATATACCATCCCCATCAAACTGATTGATACTGATATCAACGAAGATGAGATCTCCTGGCTCAATGGTTGGACACATACTGTCCCCACGAACGTTGATAACTTTAATGTGATTTGCTGGTCGTCCACCAAACATCGATACAGCATTATCAGTTCTGTATTCAATGGCATGAATCACATCAATGACATCACCGCCCTGGATAAGGCCATTTCCCGCACTGGCACTGACATCCAGCATTTCAATACGGAATACATCCTTCACCTGCGCAACATCCTCACTAATACTGTTTTTACATACAGTATTACTTTTGAGGTCTGAGGTAAAGAGATCAGCAATATCAACACCTAAGCTCCTGGCAATATTACTCAGGGCTTGTTCAGTGAATTGTTTCTGCTTACCTGTTTCGAGGCGCGAGATATTCGCCGCATCCACTCCTATTGCTTCAGCGAGATCGGCGATTTTCATGTTCTTCGCCTGGCGAAGTTGTCTGACTCGATTTCCTATGTTCATGCGTTTATTACATTTCTTTATTGCGCGTTAAGCAAATCAACTTGCGCAAAATATTTGCGTGAAATAATATGCTCATCACGCAATATGTGGAGGTTATATGCAATCACCATTACGGAATGTGCGTAAGGCGCACGGATTTACTTTGCAGCATGTTGCTGCGGGCGTTCAGGTCAATCCAGCGACGCTGAGTCGTATTGAAAGACTGGAACAAATTCCATCTATCGATCTTGCAGAACGTCTGGCCAATTTTTTTAAGGGTGAAATCAGCGAAATGCAGATTCTTTATCCGGCACGTTTTCAATCTAGCCAAAACCAGAATGGGTTTAAACCACAGGAACAGGAGGTAAGCCGTGGGTAAGCATCACTGGAAAGTGGAAAAACAACCTGAGTGGTACGTGAAAGCTGTCAGAAAAACTATCGCGGCATTGCCTGGGGGTTACGCTGAAGCTGCTGACTGGCTGGATGTAACAGAGAACGCTTTATTCAACCGCCTTCGTGCAGATGGCGATCAGATTTTCCCGCTGGGATGGGCAATGGTTTTACAGCGTGCGGCTGGCACTCACTACATTGCGGATGCTGTCGCACAGTCTGCTGGTGGGGTGTTCGTATCGCTTCCTGAAATTGATGAAGTAGAGAACGCCGATATAAACCAGCGCCTGCTGGAAGTCATCGAACAGATCGGGAATTACTCAAAGCAGATTCGTTCGGCAATCGAAGATGGGGTCGTGGAGCCACACGAGCAGACAGCAATTAATGATGAGTTGTATCTGTCAATTTCGAAGCTCCAGGAACATGCAGCACTGGTCTACAAAATCTTCTGCGCTCCAGAAAAGAGTGACGCCCGCGAGTGTGCAGCTCCGGGCGTCGTGGCGTTTTGTGTCTGTGGAGAAACTAACGCATGAACAGTTTAACGGCAAATAACCGTTTGTCGCAACAGCTGGTGGTCAGTGTCGCTGAACACCTGTTGTTACGGCATGAATGCAGATTACCAAATCACCTGGCTGTAAGTAACCACAGAGAACTTTACCTGACTGTGGGGGGCGAGTTGTGCAGGAACTTAACCGCTGGTTTCGTGACGGAAGAGGGCTTTATGTCCATGTTATTCGTTGGGAACCAGAAACACAGCGCGTTATCTATCTTCGCAAAGACTACCCGCATGAGTGCTTTAGTCCTTTGTGGAAATTCAGGCGTGATTTTGTTGAGTGTGAAGGACCACCAGCACATTGATTCTGCCATTCCGGGACGTTACACTGTTCAGGCACCTTATAAAACGGGTGCCGGGCGTGGAAACCCGGAATTCACCAAAGCGCACAACCGCGCTCTTGCGGTTTTTTTGTGTCATGAGCAGCATTACGCCCAAATTATGGTGGGGCGTACAGGGCCAACTTCGGTTGGGCCGGGTTCTTTGGTGACCGGTATTTCCACCCCTGTACGTCTCACCACCAATAAGGTCGTGGAAAGCCTTGGTGGTGAGTTATTAAAAATCACCAAAGAGGCTGCCATCATGGCTACGATCCCAACCCTCACTCAACCTGAAATTGCCATCGTTGATGGTCAGGCTGTTACTTCATCCCTGGCTGTTGCCAACTTCTTCTCCAAACGTCATGACGATGTACTGAAAAAGATCCGCACGCTTGAATGCTCAGCATCATTCACTGCCCGCAATTTTTCGGTGAGTGATTACACTGATTGCACAGGTCGCAAACTTCCTTGCTACCAAATAACCCGCGACGGCTTTGCGTTTCTTGCTATGGGTTTCACGGGTAAACGTGCTGCCCAGTTCAAAGAGGCATACATCAATGCCTTTAACTAGATGGAGAAACAACTTTCAAATCCCTCTGTACTGAGCGACGTTGCACATAACGCCAGCGTTCTCTATTCCTACATTTCATCAATTCATCAGGTCTGGCTGCAGCAGCTTTATCCTATGTTGGCAAAAGCCGAATCTCCGCTGGCTGTTAGCTTGTATGACTATATTAATGATGCTTCGGCACTGGCCTGCCTCATAAATTTGTCGCTGAACCCTTCAGAGGTAAGGGGGCGCAAATGATCCGGAATATTTTCAAACGGTTTACCAATCAGACTTTCCGTTGTCCTCGTCCGGGTCAGTGGTACACCACACCTGCAGGGCATGTTCTACGTGTTAGCCTGGTTGACCGTGAATGTCAGAAGGTGATTTGTGAACCGCTGGGCCGTAGTTACCGCGTCAGTATGCCGCTTATAGCCTTTCGCTCCGGAAAAAACATGAAGCATCTCGGAGGTGCAGCATGAGTATGGAGCTGATGGTTAAAGCGATGAAAATTCGAGTGGGTAATCCATTGCGAAAACTGGTTCTGATCAAGCTGGCTGATAATGCCAGCGATCAGGGCGAGTGCTGGCCCAGCTATCAGCATATCGCTGATCAGTGCGAGATTAGCAAACGTTCTGTGATGAATCATATTGCGGCCCTCTGTGAGTCCGGGCTGGTAAAAAAAGTCACCCGGAAAGGTGAAAAAGGTAACTCAAGTAATATCTATCTTCTTCATCTTGATGGTGCAGGAGATTCACTAGGGGGTAGTGCAAATAATTCACTATCTGGTGCAGCAAATTCACCAGGTAGTGCAGGAGTTGCACCAGGGGGTAGTGCAGGAGATTCACCCAGAACCAGTCACTCTTTTGAACCAGTCAATGAACCAATAGCTGTTGGTGCATCTGCTGATGAGTCTGTGCGAGTTCGTTCAAACCGACCGGAATACTCTCCGGAGTTTGAGCAG